AATATCCAATGCACAGCTTAAGCTAGGGAACAGTACTCAGGAAGAGACTGAGAGAGGACTCCAATTAGAGGCCAGCTTACTAGATGCAGAGACAGCTTCCTTAAAGCTCAGGAAGGGTATAGCTACAGAGCTTAACTCATTAAGAAAAATGGATGCAGCAGAGAATGCAAAAGTAATAGCTGCAAAAAAGAAGGAACAGGAAGAGAAGGATAAGAGGGATGAGGCTGACCTTCTTAAAATAGAGGAGGCTAGACAAAAGGAGCTAGATGATACTGAAGCCTTTGAGAAGCTTAAGAAGGAAATAGAAGACGAAAGGAGACTAGCAGATGCTGAGTCTGAACAGGAGAGAGAGGAGATAGCCCTAGAGCTCCAGTTAGAAAAAGACATAGCAGAGCTAGAGAAAATTACTGCAGATGCTGAGGAGAGAAATGCCCTCAAGCTTATGCTGGAGGAGAACTATCAGGATGCTTTATTAGAGCTTCAGATAGCTAAGCAGAAGGCTGGAGATGATGCTGTGGCTAAGGCCTTTGATGCAGAGCTTAAGAAAAAGAATAAACATGAGGGAGAGGTATTTAATATAGCTAATGCATTTGCTCAGAAGACACTAGGACTTTTAGGAGATTCCTTATTCGCTAGGATAGCTGGTGTAGGAGTGGAGGCAGCTCTTAAAATAGCTCAGGTTAAGATGAGTGAGAAGCAGGCTAATGCTGAGGTAGCAAGCTCTACCAATATTGCTATAGCAAAAGCCATAGCAGCCAGTCCATTAACACTAGGCCAGCCACTAGCTGGAGTATTATTGGCAGCAGGAGCTGCTGCTACTGGAGGTAATATAGCTTCCAGTAAGATAGCCACTCAGAGTATATTAAAGAATGCTGCTATAGGAGCAGCAGGAGCAGGAGTGTCCTCTATTAAGTTTGCAGATGGTGGTATTTTATCTGGTGCCAGCCATGCAGCTGGAGGCATTCCTACACCTTATGGAGAACTAGAGGGAGGAGAGGCCATTATTAATACTAGAAGCACTGCATTATTTGCTCCACTCCTGTCTGCTATTAACGAAGCTGGAGGAGGTAAGAAGTTTGCAGATGGTGGTATATTAGGCAGCGAAATGGCAGGAGCTGGAGGATTAGACTATGATAGGATAGCTGAGGCAATGGCTGCCCTACCAGCTCCTAGAGTGGCTGTGGATGAGATAGCTGAAGTAAGCAATAGAGTGAGTATTATAGAGAGCCAAGCTACTACCTAGTAGAAGGCTACATATTATAGCAGGAGGCAACTAAGCTTCCTGCTTTTTTGACCCTAACCTTAGGATATATGATAATTTTTTGTATCTTTGTTTCAGTGGGAGAGAAAACCCCTCCCTATAAAACAGGCTAAAAGCCACAATATCAGAGAGTTATGAGTACAAAAGCACAAAAAAGAAGAGAGTTAAAAGGGATTAGAGCTATTATTGAGAGCAGAACCCACTTCCAGTTAGGCCACTATACTGAGATGTATCAGAGCATAGAGGCGAAAAAAGACAGTATTAGAATTACTGAGGATTCAGATAGATTATACCATGCCTTAGAGCTTTTAAGGTACTGTGATGACAGTATGAATGTAGCTCCTGAGATTAGAATGATTAATGGTAAGATGGTAATAGATATTAAAACTAGATAATTATGATACAAGTATTATTTTTTGCAGCCTCATGGATGAAAAGGTGGGGCTGCCACAGAACAGCTAGGAAGGTCTCTAAGGTTCAATGGTTCCTAGAAGACGTAGAAGAGAAGGGCTTTAAATTTATACTCCTTAGAACTATCTGGAGGATGCTAGAGAAGCTAGACTCTGGAGAGTGGGAGAGTGGAGAGACAGCTCCCTACTGTGGCCATGCGTACAGCAGGTATGAGAATAAGTATCTGGGTGCCTCATTCCATGAGGGAGATGGTGGTGGCAGTACTAAATTCTCAGTATTTGGATATAAATTATACTATGAGAACATAGAAGGAGAGCAGTATTTTATACAACAAACAAACAAATAGAAATTATGAACAGAGTAAAGATATTAGTAGATTCAAAAGGAATAGTAATAGGAGCAGACAGCAACGTAGGGAAACTCCCTCTTATGCCTATAAGCTATGAGGAGTACATAGAGAGCCTCCTAGAGGCTAATCAGGCTCATGCCTATATAGTAGAGGTCTGGAGGTATGATGAGCCTATAATGGCCTTTCATTCAGCTGTACCAGCTGTAAGAGTGTACTTTAATAATAAGGCTAAAATCACAGTAACAGTAGAAGCCTATGGAGGAGGAGAGTATAAGCTTAGTACCTACATAGATGGAGAGCACTCAGTTAATGAGGAGGCTACTCTAGAGGACGTTAATAATATTTTAAAACTATACATATAATGGACATAGATAACAAGCATACAAGAGCAGCTCTCCTGAGAGAGCTAAGGAATGTAAGGAATGAAATAGATATACTAGAGGCTAATATTAATAAGCCTATAGAGGAGAGAGATATAGACGTCTGGAGCTTTAATATAGCTCTACACTTTCTAGCCCTCAACAGGGAGGAGATAATCGTAGAAGCTCTAACAGATAACAAACTATATAACTACTAATATGATACTATACAAGATAGAGCACAGTGACTCCAATCATACCACAGCTTTTTATGACAGGAGCATAAGGATGTGGACACTGCAAGAGTTTTACCTAGAGGATGGATTACAAAAAGAGTTCCCTACTCAATACTACCACAGTAAGGAGGAGATGTTAAAAGACAATATTAACCTTAAAGACGCATTACAGCTATGAACCAGAACGAAATGATAGCACTGCTCCAGATTTACATTCATGTGATGACTGGCCAGCAGGTAAATATAACTCCCAGAATGGGAGAGGCAGGAGCTCTATTAGCAGCCTATACAGTGGCAGCTAAATGGTACTCAGATAATAATATTAAAATAACCCAGATATGAATGTAAAAGAATGGATTAAGCTAGGAGTAGCTAAGCACAAAGACTATGGCCTAGTACAGGTATTAGGAGCTAAGCTAGGAGCCAAGAGTATGGTAGATATTAAATGTATCCAGAGAGGCAAAGGCTGGAATGAAGAGCTGGAGAGGTATGAGATATATAGAGAGACTACTCAGTGGAGCCCTGAGGGTAGAACCATTAAGAGAGGGTTCACTCAGAGAGATGAGTATGGTACCTTAGATACTGTGAACATTAAAGATTTAAGCAGATAATAGTAGGAAAATCCAATTAAAATGTTATCTTTGTTTGGTGGGAGGGATACTCCTCCTGCCAAATATAAGCTAAAAGACTATGACACAGCCAGTTAACCTAATTTACAATGAGACGAAAAAGAGAAAAGCTACTCCTAATGAGATAGCCAAGTATTTAATTATGGACAAATTTGACCAGTTATGTGACAACTTAGGAGAGCAGTTCGGAACTGAGCACCTGAATGAAGACCAACTTAGTGAGGTAATGAGACACATAGAGAAGCATGAGATGGCACTTATTAAGAAATTTAATTTAGACTATATAATACTTAAATAGATGAGACGAACTAAAGCAGCAATTCAGCACGCAGAGTATGTAAAGGATGTATTAGATTACAAATACTTTATTTTTGATTTTGAGACTCAGAGATTCGCTACAGGATATGAGTCTAAGGAGGATGCTAAGGAAGTCCTAGAGGACTATAGCTATGCAGAGATTAATACATATAAGCAGGCAGCTTTAAGAGGCAGAGGAGATGCCTTAGCTATGTTTATTTCAAAGTGTATAGATTTCAGACCTGTGCAACTTAAGGGAGGTATGATGGTACAAGCCAAATGTGAGCACATGAACGCTGAGAATAGAAACACCGTATATGTTCAGATAGGTACCTCTCACTGGTATGAAGAGAAGAGTAATATTATTAAAAAATAGAGATATGGCAGATAAGTATAATTACCTAGTAAACTCGGAGACTGTAGAGGTCTCTGAGTTCAGTGACATAGATATGGTAGGAACCATTACTAAAGGAGAGGATGTATTAATGATATATCCATATAGCTTAGACTACCTCCTGTGGGATGGCCACTGTAAGGCTACTACTATGATAGAGATAATTAAGCTGGCACAGCATATTCAGTTGAAGTGGCTAGCAGAGAATGACTCTAATACTATTACTAAAGGCTTCAGGAAGCTCATAAGACAGGCTCACTGGAATTTAAAGTATAGCCTTAACCCTGCAGATATTAAGCAGTACAGAGCAGATATGGAGTCCCTGCAGGTATATATAGATAAGTATAATGAGGAGATTCAAGAGGAGCTCCATGCTATCTATAAATCGTATAAAGAATTTTAATTTTAACCCTTAAATATTTTAAATTATGAGTGAAGTACAGAGTATTATTAAAAATGTACAGTCTTCAGGAACATGGGATAGTCCTCATGGAATGCTGTATAAATTCGATTATGAGTTTGAAGATGGTATGGTACTATCTGCGAACCATAAGACTGAGCAGCCAGTGGCTGCAGGTAGTGAAGCCTTCTATACTGTAACAGGAGAGAATAACTTTGGTAAAAGAGGCAAAGTATCCAGAACCAGTACAGCTAATTTCAATGGTGGAGGGGCTCCACAGGCACAGGCTCCTAGAAGTAACACAGCTCCCAGAGCTGTAGCTTCAGCTTCTGGAGATAAGGATAGAGCCTTTGCTCTAAGCTATGCTAAGGATTTAGCTGTGGCTAATCTTAACAGCTCAGTAGTGGCTCCTTATGGTTCTAATGCTCAGTTAATGGAAGAGCTATTCTTAAATGCAGATACTATGCTAATCTGGTTAAAGAAATAGATATGACTGAGACTGAAGTAGGTGTACTTATAATATGCTTCTACATAGGAGCTATGATAGTACTTAGAATAATAGTAGGAGATGATTAATTAATCAGGGAGCTTCGGCTCCCTTTTAAAACTTGAATTATGATTAGAGCAATTTTTAAAGGATTTTACTGGATAGTGGAAACTCCATTCTTACTTATCTATCTGCTGGTAGAGACAGTGCTGGATATTGTAGTCCCAGATGATGAGCCACTAGACTTCTCCCTTCTGGAGGATATAGAGCTGGATGGTGTAGATTTTAATGACTACCCAGATTTTGTAGATGCCTATGTAGCTTATGCTACCTATAAGGGAGATGAGCTTACAGATGAGCAGTATAATGAGGTAAATGATAACAGTGACTTTGTCTATGATGAAGTCCAAAAATATATATACTAATGAGAGACAGGATACAGAATGTAGTAGTATTTGTAGTGGTAAGCTTCATTATAGTAGCAGTAGCTCTGCTGGCCACTAGAGGACTAATGAGACTAAGCCAGCTACTTAACTAATGAAGGTCTCTACTAAGCTATACTATCTACTAGGTAGGAAGTATAAGGATGAGCACAACCAAGAGAATGCAAACTTCAAGAGAGGCTATAGGCAGGCTCTTTTAGATGGCATGGTAATGGAGACTAAGCTCAACTCAGGAAAGGAAGTTTTTAATCTACAAAAAGAGAAAAATTATGGAATGTGATTATTGGCATAATAGGAACCCTATAACAGGCTGGATAGTATTCAGAGATGGCAGGGAAAGGAAAGGAACTTATAACCAATCGGATAATATATTCGATTCTAAAATTAGCAGCTTATGGGAGGATTAGATAAGTATTGGAGCGTGACTATGACTAATACAGTCTATGAGAGTCTGGTGCCACTTGTAAGAGTCTCCTTCTTAAGTGAGAAGGTATTTTATAAGGACTATGAGGAGTATAAAGATGATGCTCAATTCATGATGCTCTACAGGAACTTTAAGAAAGCTAAGAAAGCTCTTGAGGATTATAAATATAATAAGAGGCATAGTGATAGTTGAGATAATTGTAGAAGTAGAGGGTAGGGCTAAGCTCCTGCCCTTTATATTTAGTATTGATGGAAGCAGAAGTATTGAAGGCTGTATTAAAACAGTTATACATGAGCTCAGAGAAGCCCAGATAAGTAAGTGGGTACTACATACCAAAGTTAGAAGATAATGGAAGGAAGGGACACCGTAATGATTCAGGGAGGCTATATGGTAAGTAGCCTAGTAGAAGGGAATAGATGGTTTATATATAGAGACCTATATGCTACCATACAGGTAGATGTAGTCTGGAACAATAGGAAGCAGAGAGTAGTGAGGAGCAGTATTAAGATGCCTACCTATATGCTTAGAGAAGTTAAAGCCCTCCTATTAAGTGCAGGTGTTATATAAATTGCGTCCTTTTTAGGGCACCCCTCCCCTCCCTCTGGAGGTGGCTATATTAGGGCTAATAGCATTATCATATTCGCAATGATTAACAGAATATTAACAGTTTATCCTCAGTATCAGTATAAGGCTTTGCCATTTAGTCCTGAGTATCAGTTAGTTAAGTTTCTATTTGACATAATAATAATTATAGTACAACGATATGAGAGCAAATATTCGATATATTCCATGCCTTCGGTAAATAGCCTGTCCAGAGTGTGTAAGGTACCTCCGTTAGTTTATACTCTACTAAATAAGTACCTTACAGGGTCTAGACCAGTACTACACTGGCCTCAGGCCACATTGGATTCCTTAAATAAGTACCTTACAGGTAGGTCTATTTGGACTGTTAATTAGGTCTTTTTTAAGTGATACATACTCACAAAAATTATGGAGCAAAAAATGAAAAATAAAATAAAGTGGGAAAATGGCTCTCCAGAATGGATATATATAATAGGGGCTCTAATGACCCTACCAGATAATATGAAAGCAATAATAATTACAGAGGGCACAAGTTCCTGCCATTACTTCGAGAGAGGAGAGGAAGTGACTATAGGGAAGGCTTTAGATGCAGACCTAGTATATGCAGTAAATAATAACGGCTTAAGACAGGCTTTAGAAATTACAGATTATGAGACAGTCTAGGGAGGATTACATATTAAAGATTCGGCTATTCTTAGAGAGACACGCTGGAGAGAATACAGTAGTAGGAGATACCTGTAATGAGGTACTAGAGGACACCTGTGCTGGAGAGCTGGATATGCCTCACAAGTTAATAGACTATCTGGAGTACTTAGCTATACTAAAGCCAGAGTTTGAATATGGAGCAGCTAAAACCATAAAGCTTTTTAAGAATGATTAAACACCTCTCTGAGTGGATTCCTAAGATAGATTCTGTAGTACCTGTTAAGCAGGTTCCAGTAGGTAAAGAGCTTACATGGTTCAGCACGCTTAAGGGGCACCAGCAGGCTTCTAAGGATATATCTATAATAGAGCTGGTAGATATTATTAATGCCTTACCTAAGCCCAGTAAACACCCTACTGAGATGAGTAAGAAGGAGTATGGAGACTATAAGATAGGCCTCCCTGCTATTAAGACTGGTAGATATAATGGTACTGGTAAGAAGGAAGTAGATAGAGTATATCTAGGAGACTATATTTTTTTTGATTTAGATGTTAAGCTTAGTAATGAGAACAGCCATATATATAAATCACGCTCCAGCAATTCCAGAGTATTTCAGGTTCTGCAGGAGGTAGCAGTAGTAGCTTATAGGAGCCCTTCTCAGGTAGGTATGAGTGGAGTATTATACTGCCCAGATATTAGTAAGTATCCTCCAGCAGCTCATAAGGCCATTACTAAATTAGTATATAGAGAGCTGGAGAAAATAATTAAAAGGGAGAGTGGTGTAATGGTGGTTCTGGATGACGCTCAGAGTCCTTCTGTGCAGGGGAGATTTATAGCTCCAGCTTATACATTCCCAATAGAACTAAATAAAGCCCCTATAGCCTTCTATACCTCAGCTACTGAGGAGCAGAAGTTCCATGCTAATAAGACTCCTGTATATGTTAATCAGGGAACCTGTAGAGAAGGCTCTCTGGAGGATAGATATAATAAAGATAATCCAGATATAGTAGGCCACTTAATAGCTGCAGGCTTCACTCCTACAGATACTAGGAGAGATGGCTATAAACACCCAGCCACTACCTCAGCAGACTCTGGGAATGTATCCTCCTGTGGAGGGTTCTTCTGGTGTAGTTCTGAGAGCTACTTAGCCCAGACTATATACAATGGGAGAACAGCTAAGCAATTATTTCCCTTCCACTTAGCTTTAATCCAGAGTGGTAAGAGCTACTCAAATTTCTGTAAGTGGCTAGAGACTGAGAAGGGTTATGCATTAAAACCAGAGGAGAAAAAATCCAGAGTAGATACGGCAAAAGAATTAGTTAAGACAGCCCAGAGCTTCGAGGATATTTTTAAGCTATGTACTCCACTATTAAGTCTATCATTTAAAGAGAGACAGGAGTTCTTAGCCACAGCTAATATTCCTGCTTTTGACAGGTACAAGTATAAGGACTACCTTAAGCTTAAGAACCTTAAGATAAATTATGATGAGACTTATGAGGTAAAGAACAGGCTCTCAGAGGTAAGTCCCCAGATTTTTGACCTAGCTGACAAACATAAAGAAATAGTTATAGCAGCAGATACTGGTATAGGTAAGACCTATGCTGTAGTAAATGACTTCTCAAAATTAAGACCTAAGAAGAGGCTACTCTTTATAGCTCCCCTAGCCATTATTCCTAGACAGGTAGGTTTATCCTATGACCTAGTGGCACTATATGGCTCAGATGTAAAGCCTACTATATGGGATGCAGCTACCAGAGCAGATGTAGTACTGGCCACTCAGGAGAAAGCTGTAGAGCTTCTAGATAAAGGATATAAATTTGACTATATAGTACTGGATGAGATACACTCATTCATAGTGGGTAATGATTATAAGTCCAGTACCATATCTAGGGTAATGGAGCTAGTAGAGGCTAGAGAGATTCCTGTGATAGGGTTAACTGGGACTCCAGTACAGCAGTTAAGGGAGCTAGGATTTAGGCTAATACAGGTAGTAAAGGAGACTCCAGACAGGCAGGCTGTTACATTAAGGATGGATAACCAGAGCCAGATAGAGATAGTATTACAGCACCAGAAGAGTGTAAAGGGTAAGAGCCTTTATAGGCTCCAGAGCACTACTGATATTCAGCTACTTAAGGAGCAGTTTATTTCTCAGGGTTATCTGGAGGAAGAGGTGGAGATATATCACAGTAGTAACGCTGTAAGAAAGGGAGCTGGCTATAATGCTGTATCTAATCAGGAGGTATTCCCTCACTCTGCTAAGATAGTCTTAACCACTTCATTTCTAGAGGAGGGTATTAATATAAAAAATCTAGGCTTCACAGATGTAGTGTATATGGATTCTAACTATTCTGGAATAGACCTCAGCTTGAAGCAGCTAGTAAATAGATTTAGGACTGCAGACCCAGATAGACAGCTATTCTGGTATGCTAAGGTTAAGAATGACCAGAAGCCAAAGATGTTTAATGAGAATATAGTAGATGACTATGAGAGACTAGAAAATGAAGAGGCAGAAGAGGATACCTTTGAGAGAGCTTCTTATAAGGCTTCAGCTTCTCTGGATAAGTTCTTCTACTCAGATGGTAGGGTAAATAGAGTGGCTTTAATTAATCACTATATTAAGAGATTTCACGCTACCTTTAATATGGATGAGCGTGTAGAATTTGTACAGGATAATTACTTTTTAGATGTGACTATTGATAGTAGTTATGTACATACTATACAGGACATAGAAACTATCACAAATAGGAAGGATGCTCTTAAAGCTCTTAAGACTAATCTGTACTTAAATCACATGGAAGCTGTGCTAAATGCAGTGCTCCACTTCTCTGAGGATTTAGACTTAAAAGGATTAATAGCAGAGTGGCACCCTCAGGAGATGCTGGAGCCTAATGAGCAGGAATTTGTGCTTAAGAATATTAAGGCCTTTGAGAGAATGGCCTCTATGTATATGGATATAAAAGAGCATGGAGAGGAGCCTAATGATTATATGTTAAATAAAGATGGAAGCCTGAGCCTTACCTCTCCAAAGTGGAGTATAAGGAAAGCTCTATTAAATGATGTAAAGCTTATCAGGAACCCTAAGAATAAAAAGGATGAGAGACTGAGAATAAGAACCATAAAAGCTATAGAGGCTTTTGAGCTCTCAGGAGATTACACTCAGTGGAACTTATTAAAAACTTTTAAGAGTAATGGCTTTATGCCTGAAGGTATGGCCAGTACTAATAAAATAGTAAGACTGGTAGAGTACTTTACTGAGCTAGAGTATATATCTAATAGGAGTAGATTTGATGTAGTACCAGTAGAAGGATTTGATAAAGATTCCAGATTCGATATAGTACCAGTAGTAATAGTGGATAAGACACAAAAAATAGATAACCAATTAACGATATTTGATATAGATGACTGAAGAAATAATACTAAGAGATTACCAGACTGAGATAGCTAATAAAGCTGTAGATAAGTTAAAGAGCTTATCTATAGTTTACCTAGCACTGGAGGTAAGGGTAGGTAAGACCTTTACAGCCCTTGAGGCAGCTTATCTATATGGAGCTAAGAAAGTTCTATTCCTGACAGTAAAGAAGGCCATAGGAGACATATCTGGAGACATAGATAAATTTGGGAAGCTGGATGTAGAGATACTATCTATAGACTCAGCTCATAAAGCCACAGGAGACTATGACTTAATTATAGTAGATGAGGCTCATGGGCTGGGAGCATTCCCTAAGCCTAGTAATAGGGCTAAGAATGTTAAGAAGGTAGTAGGAAGCCTTCCAGTAATTTTGATGAGTGGAACACCCCACCCAGAGAGTATGAGCCAGCTCTTCCACCAGTTCTGGATAAGTGACCATAGTCCCTTCAGCAGCTACACTAATTTCTACAAGTTTGCTCATGAGTATGTAGATATAAAGCAGAGGGTATTCAATGGCAGGCCAGCTAATGACTATTCCAGAGGTAAGGAGGTAATGTTTACTCCTGTAGTAGATACATACTTCCTTAATTTCTCTCAGAAGCAGGCTAATTTCCACTGTGAAGTAGAAGAGCACATAATAGATGTTAAGATGCAGGAGGATACTATGAAAATGATAAGGAAAATAAAGAGAGATAAGGTACTTACTATGGATTCTGGAGTAATATTAGCAGAGACTCCAGTTAAAATGATGAGTAAATGCCACCAGTTAAGCTCTGGAACAGTGATTTTAGAGGAGACTGGCATGATTATTGTAGATAATACTAAGGCTAAGTATATAGAATGGTACTTTAAAGGTAAGAAAATAGCCATTTTTTACAAGTATAAGGCTGAATTAGAGATGCTTAAGGCAATATATGGAGACAATATGACTGAGGATATAGTAGAATTTAATGAAACTGGTAAGAATATAGCCCTGCAGATACGCTCAGGAAGTATGGGAGTTAATTTATCTGCAGCAGATTGCCAAGTATTCCTTAATATAGACTTCAGCAGCAAGGATTATATCCAGAGTAGAGCTAGGCTCCAGACCCAGAAGAGGGAGAAGGTAGATGTTTACTTCTTATTTTCTGAGGGAGGCATAGAGAGAGATATATATAAGAGCCTTCAGAAGAAGGAGGACTATACGGCCAGATACTATAAGCAATATTTTTAGTTAGAAACTTCTAAAAACTCAATTTTTAATAACGGAAACATTTTACTAATTTTAATAATCTAGATATGGCATTAACAGAAGCAAAGTACCAGAGTAAAATTATTAAAGCCTTAGAGGCTAAAAATTGGTTTTGCATTAAATTAATCAGTACTAATAAGAATGGCATACCAGATATACTGGCTCTGAAGAGAGATAGGAAGCCACTCTTTATAGAGGTAAAAGGAGAGAAGGGTAGGATAGCTCCTCTGCAGGAGTATAGAGCTAAGGAGGTAGCTTCATTAGGATTCCTTCATCACTTTGCAGTCTCTGGAGATGACTTCATAGATATTATATCAGAGAGATACTAGACACTCTGTCACTGACAAACTGCCAATTTGTCAATATAAAATAGTTTGGCATGATATTTGTAATTAATTAATTTAAATATAGAAAGATGAGTAAAGAAGCAGAGAAATACTTAAAGGAAAATCTTAATATTTGGACAATTAGAGAGATTGAAAAATATGCCCCAATATTGCAAGCCTATACAGATAAGGAAGTAAGGAAAGTATTAGATAATGTAGTATATCATAAACCATTAAACATAGAAAAATGAGTAAAGAAGAAACATTTAACGAGAAGAGGCAGAAATACCTTAAGGAAAAGTTTAAAGAGGAGCGAATAGAAGAGGGCAGGAAGCTCTGGGAAGAGAGAAACCAACCAGATACCCACCTAAAGCATTATGCTCTCCAGAAGGAAGCCTTAAGAGGCTTAACAGACCCACTCTCTCCAGAGAAGAGATTAGCTTTAATAGTTAAGCAGCTGGAAGAGAATAACAAAGTTTTAAAACGTATTTTAGACAGTATGGTATAGACCACCACCACTAAAGGAGTCACATTTTTAACCTTTAATTTTTTAACAATGAAAAAGTATTCAATTTTATTAGTATTATTAATGGTAGGCTTAGCCTCCTGTGAACCAGACACAGAAATTCTGGGAGAGCTTATGATAGTAGATAAGGCTATTAGTGGCACAGACTGTATAGAGAGAGCTTATGGCTATGACACTAACCAGAATGGAACCCTTAACTATAATGAAGTAGTAAGGAGAGAAACAATTTGTAATTAATGGATGACTATAATAAGTTAGTAAAGTATCTGGACAGGTTCTGTAAGAAGACTGGCCTAAAGTATAGCCTAGACCTAGCTCAGGATACTGAGCAGGGAGAGGCTTCACTAGAAGAGATTAAAAAAGGATTAAGTAAACTAAATAAAAAGAAGTAATATGGATGAGTTTAAATTATTAGTATCAGCACTGGAGCAGGCACAAAAGGCAGGAGCCTTTAGCTTGCAGGAAGTAGCACAGATATTACCAGCTATAGCTAAGCTAGGAGATAAGCTTACAGCCTCTATGGAGGTAGTAACTACTCCAGAAGATGATAGCCCTAAGCAGTAAGAAGTAGCATACCTCAGGCAGGTATCCTCCAAGAGGTGTAATTAACCCTGCCTTAATACATTAAAAAAATGCAGAAACTACATAATATATTTTTTAAGAGCGACAGGACATATACTCAACTTCTGAGGAGTCCATACGCTGCAGCCTATGAGGTAACTTCTAATATCCATTCAGATAGATATTATGAAGTTTTTAAGATTAAAGTAGGCTTTAAATATGACTTTGAGACTATGGAAAAAACCACAGACCCTTATGAGAAGTACCCTTCTAATGAGGACTTTGGAAAGTGGGCATGGTGTATCCAGAGAGCCAATAATGAAGCCAGCATAATAGCAGCTATAGATAGATTCAATATAATTAACACCCCAGCAAATGAAAATTAACCCAGAAGAGTATCCTACATATCAGGTTTTAATAGATACAATAGTAAAAAAGTTCCCTAAGCAGGAGAGAGATGACCTCTCCCAGAATGCGTGGGAGGTAATTCTTACTAGGTGTAATAATTTTGATGGAACTAATAAAGAAGATTTTATAAAATTTATATCATTAACAGTTAGAGCAGAGTCTCAGAAGTATATGGATAGAGTAGTAAATCCTAGAACAGACTCTGTGGAGGATTTAGAGCTAGATAAGTATGGAGAGCCACGCCCTTCTAAATCATTTAGGAAGACTATGCTCCACTTAGATGATGAGGCTTATGTAGATGAGAATGGAGACTCAGTATCTTATTCAGACCTTACTAATAATCCAGATAGTGAGGAGGATGCCCTAGATGCTAAGTTAACTCTGGACGTATTAAGGGCTAATATTTCAGATAAGGACTACACAGCACTGGAGCTGTACTACCTTTGCGGATATAACCCTAGAGAGATAGTGGAGAGTGGCCTAACTGAGTTTACCCACCCTAAGCAGATATACTACATAATAAATAAATATAAAAAATGACAATATATAAAGCCCTGAAGGATAACACGCTCCTCCTAGTTAAACTAAAGAGAGCAGGCATAATAACAGTGAACCCACTTTATAAATTAGCCTTATATGAGGACTACCTTAATGCAGATGGCACTAAGCTGGAGAAGTATGAAGCTGTAGCTAAGAAGCGGAATTTATCTACTAGGTATATATCACTAATAATAAATAAATTATCTAAAAGCTTATGAGTAAGAAAACAGAAGTAGTTAGACTGGAGCCAAAAGAGCTCAGTCTTATACAGGAGATTAGAGAACTAAGTAAAGGCAGAACCATTAAGCCTAAGATTAAATATGATAGAAGGCCACTGCCTTTATTTTTTGATAAAGATAAGAGTAGGGTTCTGGTAATAGGAGACCTCCATGCTCCTTTTGATTTAGACCAGTATCTTATACACTGCCAGAAGGTGTATAAAGATTTTAATTGTAATACTGTTATATTTATTGGAGATATAATAGATAATGCATTCAGCTCATTTCATGAGATAGACCCTGATGGCTATGGAGCTGGAGAGGAGCTAGAGAGAGCTATAGCTAGAGTGGCCAGATGGTATGAGGCATTCCCAGTAGCCACTGTTATTCTAGGGAACCATGATAGGTTAATAAGGAGGAAAGCATTTTCTGGAGGCATACCTAAAGACTGGATAAAGGAATATTCGACTGTTTTAAATACCCCTCACTGGACTTTCACAGACCATGTGGTAGTAGATGATGTAATGTACATACATGGAGAAGGAGGGACAGCTAGAATGCGTATTAAGTCTGAGCACCAGTCAATAGTACAGGGACATTTACATACTCAGGCCTATATAGATTGGATATTCAATGCTCAGCAGAGAATTTTCGGAATGCAGGTAGGGACAGGCATAGACTTCTCCAGCTACAGCTTTGCCTATGCCAAGAGAGGTAAGAAGCCAGCAGTCTCCTGTGGAGTAGTTATTAATGGGATACACCCTTTTTTATTACCTATGAACTTATGAGATATTTAAAAAGAGTACTTAGAGCTTTAGTAATTATTCCAATAGCTATTATATCTGTAGCTATTTTAACGATAGTACAGCTAATTTTAGAATTAATACAGGCCAGAAATGATAGATAAACTTAGAGATAGAAAGGATTACATAGAGCAGATTCTAGAAAACTTTGGAGCAGATTCCACTGAGAGAGTGGAGGACTTAATAGAGGAGCTGGATGATATTAAAATAACAATTAAAACCTTAAAGAGATATGAATAGATTTTTCTTAGTGAGCGTATATTGTAAGACTGATTCAGATTCAGCTATAGTGCTAGTACCTTACAGAAGTGAGACTGGTAACTTTGTAAATGAGAAGTATATCTTATCAGTAGTATTTCAAGATAAGGATATAACATTTGCTGCCATTTCTGGAGTTAATGAAATATCTGGAGATGACTATGAGGATTTTAGAGCAGATGAGATGGTAAAAAGAAGAGTAATCTGCCCAGTCTGTGGAGCAGAGGCAGATGCAGAGTATAAACCTTACTGCAGTATCCTCTGCCAAATAGATGATATTATTTAGTAGCTTCTGTGTTTTAGTTTTTAGAGCCCTTCCTTCTGGAGGGGCTTTTTTTATCACATACTACAAGTGAGTAGTATTTCTAGTAAAAAAATACCCTAACATGGATATATATTAATAGAGGGTAACTCTTAAAGGAAAAAATATGCTAGCTAAAATATATATAACTGGAGTGATAGGAGAGGATGTTTCATTACTAGACGTAATGAGACAGTATAAATCATTTTCTAATCCTACCTCAGTGGAGGTAATAATAGACTCAGTAGGAGGCTCAGTAGATGTAGGCCAGAGTATATTCTCTTACTTAAGAAATTTACAAATACCAGTTAAGACTTATGCCAAGAGAGCCTACTCCATAGCCTCAGTTATTTTTATGGCTGGAGATGAGAGAGAAGTAGAGCAAGGGCAGGAAAGATTAATGATTCACTTTCCTTTTGTACAGAATGCCTCAGGAGGCTCTAAGGAGCTAGAGGATTTAACTAAGCAATTAAAAGCACTAGAGAGTGACTTCATAAAGTTCTATGGAATTTACACTGGCATAGATGCTGACACTATAAAGACACTTTTAGAGAATGAGACTTTCCTATCTGGAGATGATGCATTCGATTTAGGATTTGCCACTACAGTGAGTATTCCTCTAGCTGCAGTAGCTTATTATACACCAGAGGAGATTAATGATACAAAAACTAACAAAAATGTAATTATGAAGAACGCAGAAAAATTAATTAAAGCTCTGCAGGTATTTGTCTCTCCTAAGGAGGTTCCTACTGAGATAGTAGCTTTAGTATTACAGGATGCTAATGGTATTGAGATTACCTTTCCAGCAGTAGCAGATGATGCTATGCCAGAGGTAGGAGATACAGCTACTGTAGATGGTGCCCCAGCAGAGGGAGAGTATGTAGCTCCAGATGGCTCTACATTCGTATTCTCTGGAGGAGAACTTACTGAAGTAAAACCAGCAGAAGAGCCAGCTCCTGAGACAGAAGAGGAAGCTGCAGCTAGAATAGCTAAAGAGGAAGAGGATGCTAGATTAGCTTTAGAGAATGAGAACTCTGAAATTACTAAGCTATTAGAAACCCTTTTTAATAAGGCTACTTCTGAAGTAGAGGAGAAATTCAATACAGCTCTTACTGCTTTGGCAGAAGAGAACAAAAAAGTAAACGATGAGCTTAAAGCTATGAGAGTCCTTTTAGGCTCTGCAGAAGTAAAAATAGAAGCTCAGGAAAAAGAGAATAGAGGAACAGCAGGAAGAAGTAAAGCTCTTGCAATTTTGAATAAACGTAAATAATTAAAAACTAAAATTAAAACTAAAAAATTATGGCATCACCGAATTTCACATTAACTGGATTAACTGGTTATGTTGACCAAAACAGAGAAGAGCTTTTATCTGCTGCTATTGCAGGAGCAAAGTCTAGCCAAGTGCTAGCAATGCAAACAGGTATTAAGGGCTCAGCAAATATCAATTTATTGGATACTGATTTAGTTTTCCAAGTTGATAATGTAGCAGGAAGAACTCCTGCAGGAGTAACTACTATCAGTAAAAGGACTATCACAGTGGCTCCTATTAAAGTAGAAGAGGATATTAATGTAAAGGGCTTAAATGACACTTATATCCAGCACCAATTAAAAGCAGGTTCAGCAGACGATGCTATTCCTTTTGAGCAAGCATGGAGCGAACTTAAAGCTGCTAAAATTGCAGCACAACTTGAGACAGCTATCTGGCAGTCTGAGGTAGGTGGAGCTGGTGGTGCCAATATGGTACACTTTGATGGCTTCCTAGAAATTATCAAGGATGAGACTGCTAACGTAATTCACTCTAATGGCACTTCTGGAGGTATCCTTACAGCCACAGGTATTACTTCAGCTAATATTGAGGCTATTGTAGATGGTGTTTACACTTCTATTCCACTTGAATTATTGGATAAGGATGATGTAGTTATCTTTATGGGACATGATAGGTTTAGACTATACACTCAAGCTTTGAAGGATTCTAACTTATTCCACTATGATGCCAAAGGCTCTAATTTCGAGATAATGGTACCTGCCACAAATGTTAAGGTAATGGCCTTGCATGGCTTGAATGGAGTAGCAGTAGATGGCAGCCCTATAGTAGCAGCTAGAACTTCTAATATGATTATAGGAGTAGATTTAGAGCACGATGAGGATGTATTTGAAGTATGGTATTCTAAGGATGACAAAGTAGTTAAATTTGATGCAGGCTTCAAATATGGAGTACAGATTGCCTTCCCAGCAGAGGTAGTAGAATTTTCTACAAACGCAGTATAATTAAATGATTAAGCCCTCTCTAGGGAGGGCTTTTAACTAAAAACAAAAAGATAAAACAATGGCATACGATGATAAAATCAGTGCTACTATAGCCTTCGACTATCAGGACAGACCCCTCAAGGGACTGGATGGTGGTAGAGCTATCTTAGTTAACTATGATGAAATTGATTTCGCCTCTACACCAAGAACAGCCTTAGCTCAGTTAGTAGCTTTTACATTAAAGGCTGGTGGTTCTGCAGGTTTTGAAATTCAATGGTATAAAGAACTGGCCAGTACTTCCAGTGCTTATGCTCCTAATGCTGAGGCAGTAGATGGATTTTCCCACAGCTTCTTAGGCAGAATGAGTAATGCTTCTGCAGCTAATGCAGAGATAGCTAAGGAATTAAAAGATGGTAGATTCCTAGTAATAGTAGAGACCAAGTATAAGGGAGCAGATGGAGATGACTCTAAGGAAGCTTATAAAGTTTATGGATTTGATTCTGGACTTAAGCTAAGTGAGATGACTTATGCGTCTCAAGAGAATGAAGGTGGTATCTTATTTACACTAGCTACTCCTGAGGGAATGAGTGAGAGATTTCCTTACCAGACTCTATACGCTGTATCTAAGACTGCTACAGATGTATTAGTAACTGGACTACTTACTCCTACCATTTAGGATTAAAGATTAAGGTTAAGATGTAAGGGAGCCTCAGTAACATGAGCTCCCTATCTTATCATCAAATAATTAAAGAAAAAATATTATGGCAAACTATAAGTTTAGATACCCTACAGCTCTTTACAAAACTGATGAAGGCTCTTACATTTCGCAGAAGACCCTCACAGATGAGATAGCTGAGAAATTCCTAGCAGAAGACCCTGAGAGAATAGCTCTATTCTCCTCCTATCCAGACTCGGTAGCTCCTCAGAGCGACGATATAGACACAGAGGTAATAGAAGACACTGAGCCAGAGAACAGCGAAAATAAGCCACCCTGTACTCCATGTAAGAAAAAGAAAGAATTAATGGCAATTAACATGAATGAGCTCAGGGTTATGTATCCTGACTTATCCACTCCAGTAGGAACTACTAAAGTGGACTTCGTTAATATGATAGTTAAATCAATTTTTAACACAGAAGACTAATGAAATTAACTTATAACCCTCATACAGACAGCCCTCTGGATATAAAGCCAGACAGGAGAACAGAGGTATTTAACTTTGGAGCAGATAATGCTTATCCTACCCTAGTAGAGACCCTTATTCAGGGCTCAGTCACAGCCAAAAACTGTGTAGGTAAGGTAGCAAAATCTATATACGGTAAAGGATTTGGAGAAGCTGGTAAGGTTAAAGTTAATAAAAGAGGCCAGAGCTTAAATGACTTTTTAAGAGTGGCAGGTAAAGAGCTAGCTACTCATAATAATCTATTTATCCATATAGGATATAATGGAGACCTCCAGATAAACAGCCTAACTGTGATACCCACTACCTCCTGTAGAGTAGGTAAGGCAGATGACAAAGGCTACTCTGGTAAGATAGTAATTTATGATAACTGGGCTAAGGATGTTCAGCAGAGAGTACAGCCTGCTAAATTTGAGAGAGTAGATGTATATAACCCTAATAAGACTGTAATCCTTTCCCAGATAGAGAAGGCAGGAAGCCTTAAGCAGTATAAAGGGCAGATGCTCCATATTCAGGAGGCCACCAATGCTGTGTACAGCCTTAGTGACTTACACCCAGTACTAGAGGATGCTCTCCTAGAGAGTAGGGCTTAGAGCTTCAGACGTAGAGGAGCGGATAAGGGCTTCTTAAATACTAAGCTAATGGTAGTAGCTCCTTTTGCCTCAGAAGAAGAGGAGGATGACTTTAATGATGCTTTAAAGAGCCTACAGGGAGCAGAGAACTCAGGAGGAGTATTACTTCTGGAGGCTAGTAGCTTAGATGGAGATGTAAATACAGCAGTAAAGCTGGAGGACTTATCCTCAGCTTATAATGATACTATGTTCCAGTACTCAGAGGAACAGGCTAGGAAGAATATTTGTATAGCTTTTGAGGTGCCACTTAATTTAGTGGATGCCACTGATTCTGGATTATTTGGAAACTCAGGAGAGCTCCTTACTTCCATGAAGCAAATACTCTGGGAGTCTCAGGAAGAGGTAAGAGATAGGCTAACAGAGACACTATCAGCTCTATTAAGTGACTCTTCAATAGTAGTAGAGGGAGAGCTAGAGATTATAGAGCCTTTTAAATTAGTAGAACCAGAACAAAAAATCCAGACAAATGAGCCTAGTTAGTAATGTAGAATTTAAAGCAGCCAGAGATATTGGTAATAAAGTAGATGAGTCTAAACTGACAGAGGCTATAATACTTACAGAGAAAACAGAGCTCTATGACTTACTAGGGGAGTTCTTATTTGACTGTATCACTAATAAAGATTCAGTAGCAGCTCTCTGGGTAGATTTATTTGCAGGTAGCACATTTACAGTAAATGGAGAGACCTTTATCCATGATGGCCTGAAGGCAGTGGTAATAGATTTAGCATACAGCAGGTATCTTAGTGTACTTAATCCAGTCTTCACTCCTTTTGGGATAGCCTTCAAGGATTCGGATGACCTAGAGAGAGTAGATAAGGAGACACTTAACAGATTAGTGACCAATGCTAAGAAGGATGCAGATGCTAAAATGAGAGTAGTTAAGAAGTACCTTGAGGAAAATTCGTCTAGCTTCCTTAGGTATAATAAAAAAGATACGCCTGATTTTGGGCTTAACCAAAGACGCTGGAGAACATTATAATTATGGGAACATTTGTATTAGGAGTAGTATTAGGAATGGTTTTAAATAATAATAGAAAGGCTGTTCTGGAATTAATTAAAGTAGGATATAATAAAGTTAAAAACACATTTAAGAAATGAGCACATTCACAATAGTAATTCTAGTAGTAGGTATTTTTGCAGTAGCAAGAGTAGCTCTCAGGAAACAGGATAGAGAACCTAATGATGAGAAATTAGGAGAGGGAGGAAACTCTGGAACAGATGTAAAAGGTAATCAAAAATGAAGCAGCGACCTTACATTATTTTCTGGGTTCTAAGTATGGCTCTAGTAATATTTTTTACTAGAAGCTGTGGCTCGGATTTAGTGACTGATGTAATTACAATTCCTGCAAGGGAGAACACAAAAATAATAACAGCACCTCTCCCAGTGGTAAAAAAAGATACCTTCTTTTTAGAAACTGGAGAGATAAAAATAGTCACTGTTCCTAATCCAATTAATCAGGAAATGATGACCAAATATTACCAAACTAAGGACACTCTAGAGAGACTAAAATTATATCAAAATGCTATCGAAATTCGGGAGTATGTAGAAACCCTAAAAGACAGCACTCAAATTATCACAGTCCTCAGTTCGGTCTCAGGAGAGCTCAGAGAGCAGATAATTTCTTACAGAACACTCCCTATGGAATTTCCGAGAACACGCAATACGAGCAAAAACGCCCTGTTTATAGGGCTTTCAGGAGGTCTGCCTTTAGACCCTAATTTTAACACTTTTACGGCTGGAATTAAGGCAGATGTAGTGACAAAAAATAAGATTTACAGCTTAGGCTATGATAGCCAAAAAAGGATAAATATAGGCTTATCAATTAAATTATTTTAAGATGGAAATAGACCCAAGCAATGTAAAAGATTTCATTCCATATCTAATAGGATTAGCCACTACTTTGCTAGCTCTTAAGAAGGACTGGATAGGCTCTAAATTAGGAGTTAAAAATTCTCAGGAGGATTTAGAGACTAAATCTTTAGGGAATATTCATAAAGAAATGAGCATATATAAGGAGCTCCTAGATGATATTAGGATTAGACATTCTGAAGTAGTAGATGATATGAGAGCAGAGATAAAAACACTTCAGCAGGAGATAATTGAGCTTAGAGCTTTTAATAAAGAGCAGAAGGATTTTATAGCTAAGCAGAGTAAGAGCTTAGCATATTACACTCAGAAATTTGGTAAGATAATAGAGTAAACTAACAACCCTTATGGTAATAATTAACACTATAGATGCTAATACCTTCTCCATTGATGGAGAGGTATTCCCTACTATATACCAGCCCCTAACCAGTGATACTGATTCTGTGGCCATTTATAACGTATATGATACCAAGCTCCAGATATTACCCTCCACTTTATACTCACAGATAACACTAGACTCAGTGGTATATGGAACAAAGGCTCTTTTAATAGCAGCTCTTATTCCAGTAATATATAAGCCAGCTTCTGGAGGAGGAGGGACTATAGCGTGGGGAGATATTACCTCTGGGCTAATTACTTCCCAGACTGACCTACAGGCAGAGCTAGATGCAAAGGCAGATACAGTACATACTCATACCACAGCTCAGATAACTAACCTAAGTGCCTACACTGGCCTAGATTCCAGATACTATACTAAGTCACTAGGAGACCTGAGATATGCTCCTATAGTCCATACCCACCCCTACACAGATGTAGTAGGCTTTACTGACTATATCTATGATGCTAATAGTATCCAGAGAGAAATACTATCCACAGGTATTAGTGATGGTGGTGCCCTGACTATTAATGTAGATACTACAAAATTCGATATAGCTGCAGGTGTAGGGTTTATAGTTGACCATACAGTACACCCTTCTGTAGTGACTAAAGTAGAGTGGAGTGCATTCACAGCACAGACTGTGACCAATTTGGCTACCTCATTTGCTACTGATATTGCTATTAACGCTGCAGGAGCTATAGTACAGCAAGACAGTTATACAACTGAGGAGTTAAGGAGTCTAATCTTCTTAGGAGGTCTTAGTCACTTAAATCAGACTAATATAGATAGAACCTTCTCTATAAATATAATGAGTGACGGAATAGGCTCTAATGTTTATGAGTTAACGAAGGCAATAGGGGATATTAACACCAGCGGAAATGTATTTTTCCCTAATGCTACAGGGAACCTGACCATAAATAAGACCTCAGGCACTACCTTCTCTTATGGTAGGAATAATGCAGTAGATAAACTTAACCCTAACTTAGCTACACAGGCTACCCAGACTATATGCCCTCTTCTATTAGTATATGGAGATGGCTCTGGCAATGGTGTATTCTCAGCCCTTACTAATGATATTGACCCTACCCAGTATGATAATGGCTCAGGAACACTACAGGCTGTCTCTGGTGCTAAATGGACTATCCAGAGGATACTAATGTTCTCTAATAGTGGACAGGTAGCTGTACAGTACGGCTCTGCAGAGTACACAAATAAGTCAGATGCCATTACCAATGCAGCTCTAGCTGGCTTTGACTCCTTAACTGGTATTAAAACAGCAATAGTTAGAGGCTACATAATAGTAAAGAACACAGCTACAGATTTAACCAGTAGTGATGCAGAGTTCGTGACTGCTGACAGATTCGGTGGTGTATCCTCCAGAGATGCAGGAGCTACAGGGACTACAGCTTGGGGCAGTATTACAGGCACCCTATCCTCACAGACAGACTTACAGTCTGCATTAGATGCTAAGGTAAACCTAGCAGGAGACTCTATGACAGGTATCCTTAATGTAGCTGCAAATGTAAACGCTGATAATGGCTTTATTACGTCAAAAGCTACAGCACATACCCACAGAACTATACTAGGCAATTCTGCTACTGTTAGGAACTATCTAGTAGGAGGTAGCTCTACAGCTTCTACCAGTGTATTAGATACTTATCTTAGAATTAGGTCTATAGCAGATGGAGATTTAACATTCCAAGAGAATGGGCTAGCACATAAGATATGGCATGAGGGTAACTTAACTCCTGCAGATTATGTATTGAAAGCAGGAGATGTGATGACAGGAGATTTAACTGTTAATGCTCAATTACTTATACCTAATGCTACAGTTAATAACTGGGCATTTAGAGCAGATACAAATGATGTGAACTACTCTGGCTTATGGTTTACAGCTGCAGGAGATGGTATGCTTATATTAAGAGACTCTTTAGGTGCTAATACCCAATTAACATACAATGCTACTATTAATGGCTTGAATGCAACTGGTAATATTAACTCAGAAGGGAGCTACTACTATGGAGACAGTAAGGCTATAGTACAATTCTCAGATGTATGGTTAAGATTAAACCCTTCAGGTAGTTTTACTAATGGTATCTACTGTGGTAGTAGTATTGTTCGTACAGATGGCAGCCTACAGGTAGGAGCCAGTGGGAGTATGTTCCATGCGACTACTGCAGGAGTAGTGAGCAGTGCCATCAGTATGACCTCAGTGGATGTGATAGGTACTACCTCTCTGACTGCAGGGAATAGTGGTGTTCAAAATGGTACTATCACGCTAGCTAAAAATGACACAGGAGGAGTGGCTCTAGCTTATGAGGATGACTATTATAGATGGAGAAGAGGTGGAGGTGGCTCAATAGCAGGTTTTAGGTGGGATAACTTTGACTCTCAGGTTATGAGATTAGCGTCTAGTGGCTCAGTCTTAACTTTAGGCACAGATGTAGCCACTACAGGAGCTGTACACGCAGGCGATTTCATAGCAGGTAATCAAATACTTAACTATGGTGTCAGCAGATGGAGTGTATCTGAGGCAGACACAGCACACCAGAGATGTGATGCTAGAGACGATGCTACCACACAGTCTAGACTCCATTGGTATGGAGTAGATTCACTAGGAGCAGTTAAAAACATTAGGGAGGCATGGTATGATGGAAATAACTACTTATATCTTGATTATGAAAATGATGAATTATTATTCTCTACCTCAGTGTCAGCCAGTACCTCTCCTTTAACATTTAAGATACAGAGTAAAGTAGATGCTAATTTTATTGTAGAGGCAGACTCAGATAACTCAACCGAGACAGATAACCCTACTATACAAATGTGGCAGGATGGTGCAGCAGTTAAAGCCATCTGGGGGATAGAGAGTTCAGCAAGCACAGCTTTTACTGGAACAGCAGATAATTCTCCATATTTCAATACTTTAGCAGGTACTCAATGGGTATTCGGCACAGCAGGTACTAAGAAATTTGCCATAGAACCCAATGGAGTGACCTCAGCAGGGTATGTAGCAGGAACTAGAATAGTAGCAGGGTATGACTCAGCAGTAGCTGGTTCTGTTAATGCCTCTGGCTGGTTTAGGAGTACAGGTTCTACTGGATGGTTTAACGCTACTTATGGTGGTGGTATTTATATGACTGAAAGCACCACTGTGAGAGTGTATGCAACTAAGAAGTTTCAGGTAGATAATGATATTTATATAGCAGGAGCAAACGCAGGTATAACCAGAGGAGGTAGTACAGCTAGAGGATACTTAATAGGTTCTTACAATGCAGACGGAAATATAGCAACAGCTACAGGGTGTATTTACACTATGGGGACTAGCTTTAAGCCTGCAGCTACTACTCTAGGTAATATGTATGGAGTGGGTTATTCTTATGGGTCTGCATCATTCCTTAACTCTACTGATTTAGGTACTACTCCTAGTAATGAGTGGGGATTCTATGTGGCAGCAGATGGTAATGCTAGATTTTTCGTATCTGGAACTTCTGGGAAGAGCTGGCAGAAGAGTGTATCTTATGCTTCTAACTTCCAATTAAACTCAGATAGGAGACTTAAGACAAAAATAAAGGACTATAAGCCTACTGGATTAGGTGTAAAATGGAAGACATTTGAGCTTAAGAACGAAGCTGGAATATATAGGGTAGGAGTGATAGCTCAGGACTTACTTAAGATAGCTCCTCAATTTGTTGACCAGAGTGACCCAAAATCACTGACAGTAAAAAGTATAGATTTAGCTAATGCCTGTATAGCAGAACTTACACAGGAAAATAAAGAGCTCAGGCACCGTATGGATAGACTTGAGAAAATGTTTAAAATAAGTAAAAATTAGAAAATATGGCATTAACGATTAAGCAGCAGATAGAACTAAGGAATGATGGATTACCCTCTATGTATTATACTATAGATTTATTCTCTTACCAGACAGCTCTAGCAGTGGCTATAGACTATCAGAAGAATGAGAAGGTAGTACCTATGGAAAATGCAGAGGCCTATAGCTATGCTAATAAAGTCTCTGGAGTAATAGGAAGACTATATAATGACAGAGAGAAGATGATGGATATTCTATCCAATATGATGACAGCTACTCTAGGTAATAGTACCTACACTGCTGCCCAGATTAATGGAGCTACCTCTGCACAGATAGAAGGATTCTTCTCTGGAGAGATGATGACAATAATAGAGAACTTAGCTCTAGTGACTCCTAGTGAGAGAGCTGAATATATAGCCCTGTAATGAGTGTACCAAATACCACAAATTTCAGCCTTCAGGATGTAGTTAATGAGATAGGCTCAGGGAGCAGTTTAATTAACTGCTTTGCTAATGCAGTGGCTGCTGGCTTTGACCCTTTATATGGGAGTATTAGCAGCACTCAGCTATACGCATTCAGGAACTATAACCATGCTGCCATTACTGTTGACCCAGTATCACTAGGCTATAGTGCTATTAGTTCTGTGAATGCCTGTGGAGCAGGGCTTACCACTTACTATATAGATGATGGCCTTACATGGCTTACCAGTACTTACCTCTGGGATGACAATATAGGCACAGTACCTTCTGCTTCAGGGTTCTACTCAGATGGCACATGGTACAGAGAATGGAATGGAAGCGTATTTTTAACCTTTAAATTAGCCTGCTAGGCATAAAATAAATAGACATGAGTGTAATAATAAGTACAGCAGGTGCTCCTGCAGGAACCTTTACAGTAGATGGAATATTATATAACAAAATTTACCAGCCATTAACTGGAGGAGGGGACTATATATCACTGATAAATAGTTATGACACTAGACAGGTTTTAGTTCCTAATACCATATACAGTGGCTATACCATTAATGGAGTAGGATATGGTACAGCAGCTCTGACTATAGCAGCTCTGGTACCTATAGTATATGAGAGCTATCAGGGAGGTACTATTACCTCAGTATTTGGGAGGACAGGAGTAGTAGTAGCAGATACTGCTGACTACAGCTCATTCTATATATCTAAGACTGGAGGCACTATGACAGGAGCTCTGACAGTACCAGCTGACCCTTATGCTATTGGCTGGAATGGGAATAATACAGTACCTACTAAGAATGATGTATATGATAAGATAGAGGCTCTGGTATTAGGAGGAGCCATTACTTCTGTATTTGGTAGGACTGGAGTAGTGACTGCATTAAGTACAGACTACTCAGCATTCTACTTAGGTATATCTGCCACAGCAGCTAATAGCACTCTATTTAATGGATTAGCTACTACAGCCTTCCTTAGTGCTACAGCTAATGACAGCACCTCAGGGAGCTTAACAGCAGCCTCATTTATTACAGGAGCATGGACTATAGATAGCTCAGGGACTGATTTAGTTTTTAAATACTCTGGAATAACTAAGTTTACCATTACCTCAGCAGGAGCAGTAACTATAGCAGGGAATTTAACAGCAGGATAAAATGGCACAAAGTTTAAATATAACAGGCTCAGGACAAACTAACTTACTGGATACAGCAGATAAGCTGGACAGCTTAAATAATATAGCCTCTATGGCTGTAGCTGCAGCTATTAGCACTCCTGCTACTTTCCCAGATGACTGGTATAGTTTTATTTACTGTGCCTTCACTGGAGTGAGCCCACTGGTGGCTGCAGGAATAGACAGGAATATAGATGTAGATTTTAAAGCATTTGGTACTCCAGTATTTACTGCCTCAGAAGTATGGTGCACTCCTCCTACAGGAGTACTTACTGCTGGTAATGGTGTGGCTAGATTTGATTTAACTAAGAACCTTACAGGTATCCTTAGGAGCTGTACTCTCACTATGACAGTGACCCAGCCTCTAGGAACCTATATAGTAACCATTACCCTTAATAATGAGGCAGCTACTTTATACCCCTCTATTAGTCTGGGATTAGATGCCTCTACAGGGAATGCTGCCTGCAGTGACTTTATAAACTCTCCAGTAACTAGGTATATAGACACAGCTAGCACGCTATGTACCACTAATAACCTATGGCTTAATATAGATGGAACTACAAACGCAGGAGCTGGATACTACTCAGATGGTAGTAGCTTCAGGTACTGGAATGGTAGCAGCTGGACTGGAGCCTGTAGTGACTGTACAATATAATAGATATGAAAATAAGCAAAAAAGGAATAGACCTTATTAAGAAGTACGAAGGATTCAGGAACCACCCCTATAGATGTGCTGCAGATGTGGCCACTATAGGTTATGGTACTACATTCTATCCAGATGGCACTCCAGTTAAGATGACTGATAAGCCAGTCACTATGGTAGATGCTCTCCAGATTCTGTACACTGTTATAGATGGCTTTGAGAAGGGTGTATGGGATGCTGTCTCCAGCGTATGCTTAGAACAGAACCAGTTTGATGCTCTAGTGAGCTTTGCCTATAATGTAGGCTTAGGAGCGTTTAAAAACAGTACACTATTAAAGAGGGTATTAGATGACCCTAATGATGAGGATATAAAATACCAATTTAGCAGATGGAATAAAGCTGGAGGGAGAGTCCTGAAGGGTTTAAAGAAGAGACGTAATGAAGAGGCATGGCTATACTTTGAACATACAAGATAATGGGAGCATTTAAGTTTAAGAAATTCTATGAGAAAATGGTAGAGCTATTCGATAAGGAGCCTACTATACTTGAGATAATGACAGATACAGATTTACATACCTATATTAATGGACACTTACCCCCTAAGGATAAGGTCTCTTTTTCTACATTTGAGAAGTGGAAAGCTCCTAATAATAGTAAGAGTATAGAGATGATAGAGGGAGTAAGCCTAGAGGAGGCTAAAGCCTTCAGAGACACTCTAGCTTTTAGTAGGGTATGCCAGAAGCTCTCCCTCTATAAGGAGATGAAAGACCCTAATAATAAGATGGCCTATAAGCAGCAGTGGATAATGGAGAGGAAGTTTAATGACCTTAAAGCTAATCCAGTGCTCCAGCTTAACAGTAATCCTGTATTCAAGATAGAAGCAGGGAACGCAGAGGAGAGAGCTCTACTAGATAACTTATATAATGGAGAGGACTCCGCAGAGGATATAGACTATGAAGAGATAGAGAAAAAAAGACTAGATAGATAGATATGGGACAATATAAATACAGCAGAGCCTTCTTTAAAATAGCTAAGATGAAGGCAGCCTTAAAGATAGTACAGGGAGGGAAGGGATGTAGTAAGACTATATCCATACTCCAGATATTTATAGCCCTAGCTATGAGTAAGAGGGAGAACCTAATTATTTCTGTAGTAGCTCAGTCCCTACCTAACCTTAAATCTGGTGCCCTTAGAGATTTTGAGAAAATCCTAAAGGATATGCAGGTAATGGATAAATGGAAGGTTAATAAAACAGATAAGACTTATACCTTCGGAAGTAATATGGTAGAGTTCTTTAGTGTAGATGGAGAGAGCTCTAGGCTGGGTTCTAGGAGGACTCATTTATATGTGAATGAAGCAGATGGTATCAGGAGAGAGACCTTTGTGGAGCTCTGGAGTAGAACTTCTAGCTGGACTATAATAGATTATAATCCTAGGAGAGAGTTCTGGGCACATACTGACTTCATGGATGAGCCAGATGTAGAATTTATAAAGCTCAATTATTTAGATAATGAGTTCATTCCTAAGAAGGAACTAGATGCTATTATGATGTTCAAGAGAAAATATGAAGAGTCTGGCTCTAAGTACTGGGAGAACCAGTGGAGGGTATTAGGACTGGGAGAGCTAGGAGTGGTAGATGGTGTAATATTTGAAGAGGATAAGGACTATTTAGTTATAGATAAGATTCCTGAGGATGCAGAGTATATAGGAGCTGGGCTAGATTTTGGATTTACCCACCCTACAACTATAATGAAGCTCTATAAGAGTGTAGATACTTTTGGAGAAGACCATGTAATAATACACCAGAGCTTATTCAAGGCTGGAATGTTTACTCCTCAGATAGCTATGCATATAAAGGGAGATGTAGATTTAATGAGCTCTATAATAGTGGCAGATTCTGCAAGGCCTGAAATGATTAGGGAAATGAGAGGAATGAATATTCCTATAGTAGCTCATAAGAAGGGTAATGTAATGGCTGGCATAGATTTAATGCATTCCATAAAAATATATATAACTGCTTCCAGTGAGGAAAGTATAGAGGAGTTTAGGAGCTATGCTTATGCCACTAACAGAGCAGGAGAAAACTTAGGAGTTCCTAATAAGGCTGCAGATGTAGATAATAGTATAGATGCTGCTAGGTATGGTATAGAGTACTTCCTTAGTAAGGGACGTAGTAGAACTAATAAATTAAGGTGGATAAGCTCATGGTAGATAAGATAAATAATTATAAGTTAAGAGACTTCTTAAAAAAGGATGAGAAGCTTATAGAAGAGTATGCTACCATGCTGTCTTTTATAGAGCCAATACCTACTAAAAATGAATTATTCTATATGCCTCTGGAGGATGTAGATTTTATAAAGAGGAGTATAGCTAAGATAGACCTCCCTCTTATGGTAGCTATCCTAGAGAAGTGTAATGACCTATCTGAGGAGGAAGTAATGGCCATGCCTATAGTATCCTTTTATGGTAATATTAGGAGCGTTAAGCTCCAGCTTGATAAGATACTGACTCTGGAGGAAGAGAAGCTCTCTAGCAGCGTACCTAATCTTAAATGGGAGACTGTAGAGGGTTCTAAAAGACTCAGTCCTTTTGGTATCCATAATACTTTAGACAAATTGTCTGCAGGAGATATATTAAAATGGGATGCCATTAAGAAGCTTCCTTATGACTTAGTATTCGTAAAGTTATTTATGGATAGAGTAAGAGGAGATATAGATTACGAAATGAGTAAAATTAAAACTAAACAATAGATATGTATTCAATACTAAAAACAGTAGCAGCAGCAGCGACCCCTACAGCGTATCCTTTCACTTATGCTAGGCAGGACTTTGCTAATCTTTTTGACGAAGTGGAAGCCACTGGCCTCCCTCATATATTCCTAGACAGTGTAAAGGTCTCAGAGAGTTATGATAATTATGACAATTTAATAGAGAAGACTTATACAGGCTCCTTTATGATAGTAGTCTCTAGTGATATAGATGAGGGAGATTATAATACTAGATACACCAATAGGATTAAGCCTATTTTAGATGCTACTGTAGATGAGATTAGGATAGCCCTTCATGTAGCTGACTGGATTAAGATTAATGGCTGGGATATTACTGAAGTTATTAATATGTTTGGTTATGGATTCGATGGTGTATTAATAGATTTTAACATAGTGGAGGACACTCAGAGAACTACAGCACAATGATAGGAGATAATAAGACACTGAGAGACGAAATGGAGAAGCTGGTAGATGATATAAGAGCTGCTTATGAGGATAGTGGTAAGAAAGTATCTGGAGAGTTTTCTAAGGGCTTAAAAGTCACATATAACTCTAGGGGAGCTACTCTCTCAGGATATGCTTACCTAGCAGGTAGGAAGGCAGGAGGAGTGCCTCCTATAGATATAATTAAGAAATGGGTAGAGGCCAGAGGTATAAGAGGGAGAAGACCAGAAATGACCTCCACTATGGTGGCTAAGGCTATAGCCTTCTCAATAGCTAATAATGGAACCCTAGCAGAGAACCATAAAGCTATCTATGATGAGGTAGTGACACCTCAGCGGATACAGAGCATAGTAGATAAAGTATCTGCTATTAATGTTCAGGAGTTTACAAACGCAGTGACTATAGAGATGAAAAAACTAACAACAAATATTTAAAATATTATGGCATTCACATTCACAAAAGAACCTACAGGAATTTATCCAGTATATAATGACAGCTTCTTAGAATTTAGCTCAAATTTAGCAGCTAATGTAGAGGGACATATAGACGTAGCAGAGCTAGGAGGAGATACATTTACAGTTAATCCAGATGCTTCTGGGAAGTACTTATTTAATCTGAAGGAAATAGCCAAGAGCTTAATTAACTCAGATGGATTTAGAGACCCAGATGACAGCTTCCCTGCAGGCTGGGGAGCTTCATATCTTTACGGATACCAAGAGCTTAACCTTACAGTAAGAGCTACAGATGCTGGAGCTGGTTCTGACAGTACCTCTAAGACCTACTACTTTATTAGAGGAGCTAAGCAAATTGGAGAGGTAATATTTGTTAATCCAGCACAGCTACTTAACTACTCAGATGGTGGTGTAAACTATAGACTAACATACTGGGAGGGATACCCTTTTAGCTTTGAGCTCCAGAGATTAACTGCTGCAGACTCTCTCACTATTAAGAATGTTAATACAGGCCTCACAGGTACAGCTCTGGTAGCTCCTTCTACAGGAACCTATAGAGTACATATAGATAAGGTGGCTGCTAACTGGAGCTCTGCTGCCTACCTAGCCCTTCCAGATAATGAGAGCCTATTAGAGCTCAGTGTAAATGCAATATTAAAAACTAATCTATTCCTTAAGAAGGTAGTACAGAATAGAGGAGTCTATCTTAAGTGGTTCAATGCAGATGGTGGCTACTCTTACTTTTTATTTGAGCACTTTTATAGAGAAGAGGTAAGGAGCAGGAGTATAGGGACTGTAAATAGCAATAGCTTTGAGAATGTAGGTAGTGCTGTGGCACCTAGCAGGTCTCTAGGGAAGTCTGGGGAGGTCTCATATACATTAAAAGCCACTGTGGATGACAATGAAGTAAATATAATAAGAAGCCTCTTTACTAGCCCCTCAGTCCAGATGTGGAGTAAAACGGAGCCTATGCTATTAGGAGAGTTTATAGACGTAGATATAAGCTCCAGCTTCAGCGTGGTTAATAAAAAGAATAAGAATGATGTAAGAGTAAAAATTACTCTTCCTGAATTAATTACACCTATACTATAATGACTGAGAGACTAATAATAACTACAGCAGGGAGCTCTCCTATAGAGCTAGACTTATATCCTAAGACTAAGGTAGCTATGACTTTTAGCCTTAATGATATTAGTGATATTTCTAACAGGAATAGCACATACTCTAATACTATTAAGATACCTAAAACTGGTAATAATATAGCAGCCTTTAAGAACTTAGGGACTATAGGAGAAGCTAATGGATTAGCTTATACTCAGGTTCCCTGTGATTACTACATAGGCTATACCCTTATTATTTCTGGAGGGTTCCTTCAGATAATGGGCTATGATGATAAAAACTATAATTGTGCCTTATTTAATGGTATCCTCTCTCTGGAGCAGATACTAGGAGGCCAGAAGCTTATAGATTTAGATAACTCTAATTTAACACATACTAGAAGTATTACCACTGTAAGAAGTAATAGGCAGAATACAGAGAACTTTACTTATCCTCTCTACTCTCCTAGTGCCTCTACTACTATTAGATGGCCACTAAGCCCTCCTACTTACTGGCACGTCACAGATGCCCAGCCTGTACTATTTGTACATACCCTGCTGACTAGGATTATTTCTCAGGCAGGATATACTTATTCTGGAGATATTTTCTCAGATGCTGGATTCCTTAAGGAGGTAATTACCCTAAGGAGTGCCCAGACTATATATAGCAATGCAGACTTTTTTAATGGCTCTGCAGAGGATGAGATTATAATGCCAGATATAAGCCAGATTAATTTCCTTAAGGATATACTCCAGAGATATGGACAGGTAGTAAGACTGCAGGATGGCCAGCTTCAATTCATTAACATAGACTCCCTAATAAGTGGAGATATAGGAGTTAATGACTGGAGTGATAAATACGCTGGAAGTACACAGGTTAAATATGACAGCAAATATGCAGAGGACAATATATTTACATTCTCATACAGTAATGAGGATGACAATTATTCTGCAGGAGATGGCTCTCTATTAGTAGCTAATACTAATCTACAGGCAGAGAAGACTCAGTATAATAGCCCTATGGACTGGCTAAGTAATAAAGTAGCTGTATTCTATGATAGAGCCTCAGTGGCAAAAACTGATATACACGAGATTCTTATGTATGATGAGGTAGAGGCTAAGCCTATAAGTATTACTCCAGCTCTATATAAGGTAGAGTGGGCTCCTACTTATGCCTATATAGTATCTACTGAGACTAATACCAGCCCTACA